ATTTGCATAAACCTTTTCGTCTAGAGATTGTATCTGACGAAGGGGATCTTGTTTTTAATAGAGAAAAAGGTTATCAATTATCATGGTTTCCATGGGCACCTCTAAGTAAAGACAAAGATTTTTTTCTTCCTGCAGATCATGTTATTACTGCATATGATCCACTGGACAGCATTACTGAACAATACGTTCAAGCAATCAAAGAGGAAAATTATGAGAAAAATTTCAAACAACATGAAGATGTTATTGCGGGTGTTGAAGATGAAGATCTAGACATGGAACAGATATTCAAGGATGCCGAAGCAGCACTAGAAGATGAGGAAACTTAAATTATATGACACAGATGATAATTTAATTCTATCATACACAACAGACCATGAATTTCATGGTAGTCAACT